ACATTTTGACTGCAACCGCAGAAGAAGTGGCACAATTTGAAAAGTTGACTGAACTGCAAGAGCGACTGGTTAAAACGATAGGAAAGCGAAAAGTCGCTGAAACTGATTTCCAAATAATTGCAAAGACTACAGGCGACATTTTAGCAAGTGGTTTCGAGGACGCAATTTTTTCTGGTCAAAAATTAAGTGAAGTAATTAAGGCGCTTGGTTTAGATTTGATGCGGATGATTTTTCAACAGATGGTGACAGCGCCACTTGCAAGCGGAATTTTTAAGGCATTAACAGGTAGAGCGATGGGTGGCCCAGTATCTTCCGGCTCGCCTTATGTCGTTGGCGAGAAAGGCCCAGAGCTATTCGTGCCAAACAGCAGCGGTTCAATCATTCCAAATAGCAAGATGGGCAGCGGTTCTAGTGGCGCTGGTGGAACAAACGTAAACGTGACCTACAACATCGCCTCCGGCGTGTCTCGCTCCGATCTTGCGCCGATCCTTGAACAGCAACGCAAGTTACTCAAAGCGGAGATTCCCGACATGGTTCGTCGCGGTGGTGGCTACCGTGCAGCGTTTGCTTAATAAACATCATGGCAATTTCCTACCCACTCACACCTCCGGCGGCGCTCGTTGCGTCTAAGCTAATGATTACTGGCGTGAGTTCTACGCGCCGGAATATATCGCCTTACACGCTGCAATCTCAGCAATACAACTGGACTGGTCAAGGCTGGCTTGGCTCGGTTGAGTGTCCACCGATGGTGCGCGCCGACGCGGAAGCGGTGATCGGGTTCCTGCTTGCAGCGCAACGCGGCACGTTCTACTTTCAAGATTACGCAAATCCAAATCCTCGCGGTGCCGTAACAGGCACGTTGCTGGTTTCAAGTGCGACGGCTAACGATACGACGCTCGGCTTCAGCGGCGCGACTGGCAATTTCGCGGTAGGCGACTGGATTCAAATCTCGACCTCGCTTTACAAGGTAATCCAAGTGAACTCGTCATCGAGCGTAGATTTGTTTCCGTTATTGCGTGCAAGTTACGCGGTCAGCACACCTATCACTAAGGTCAACGCAAAGGGCGTGTTTCGATTGCAGGAACCATCGACGCAATGGAGCATCGAGTTAGCTAACATTTACGGCATGAGCTTTAGCGTAGTCGAGGACATTGCGTCATGAGCATCACAACCGCTGGCAGATCACTGAGCAACGACATGGTGACGGAGGTTTCCGCGTCGCAACTAACACCGATCTTGTTAGCGTCGTTGGAGTTTTCTCCGGTGATTTATCTTTGGAGTGGTTATGGAAATCTGGTCTACAATTCGATCACTTATTTGGGGACTGGTGAATTTGGAACGATCTCACCTATCGAGGAAACGACCGATCTTTCGTCTCGCGGAATTTCTTTGGAACTTTCAGGTGTTTCAACAACGCTAATTGCTGAAGCTCTTACAGAAAATTACCAAGGCAAAAACTGCACGGTGCTATTCGGTGCGTTGAATTCAAGCGCGGCGCTGGTATCGACACCGATTACGATCTTCTCTGGTCGAATGGACGTGATGAATATCTCGGATGACGGAACATCGCAGACGCTAACGATGACGGCTGAGAATCGGTTAATGGATTTTAGGCGTCCTCGCGAGGTTCGTTACACACATCAAGAGCAGTTGCAGTTACGAGCCAGCGCAACCATCGCCGATCTTGGTTTAATTTACGTCAATGCTATCCAAGAAAAAGAAATTTACTGGGGCAATGAAAAGCTCGCTGCTCCAGTAATGAGTAATGGCGGCGGCGACTATGGCCCAACAGAATACGCATGATGACTCGAAAAGAAAATTGGACTGACGAGCTAGTCGCTTTCATCGAGGAGCGTCGGCACGAGCCGTTCGCGTGGGCGAAGAACGATTGTTGCTTGTTTGCGTGCGACTGGATTAAGCGTGCGACTGGAACTGATCCGGCGTTTCAACTGCGCGATCAATATCATTCCGCAATCTCAGCGCATCGACTTATCAAGAAGCACGGCGGCATTATCGGAATCGTGCGTAACTACGGAGAGCCATGCGGGATCGAGCGCATCGAGTCATCAATGGCGCGGCGCGGTGATATTATCGTGAGCGATTGCGGAGATGGCGACTGCATCGGGGTTGTTGTAGGCGCAGAAGCGGCTTTTGTTGGAGTTAGCGGATTGCTTTTTAATACGCTAAACGGAGAAAAGAAATCAACCTGCTGGAGACTTTAATTTTATGCCACAGGCATTACCCCTTTTACTCACTAAGATTGTTGTCGCAATAAAAGCAATTACGGTTGCTTCCATTCTGAAGTTTGTCGCGGTTACTGCTGCATCGATGGCGGTGTCAAAGCTGCTCGCGCCTAAAGCTCCGAGCTTTTCAGATTCATCAATCTCGACTCGCTCGCAAATGGTGCGCTCGCCGATCTCAGCGAGGCAAGTGATTTACGGTCAATGCAAAGCGTCAGGCGTGATCGTTTACATCTCGACGACTGGCACAAAAAACGAGTTCCTGCATCTCGTGATTGCGATTGCCGGTCATGAGTGCGAAGAACTCGGCGACGTTTATCTCAACGACGAGAAAATTATTACAGGCTCCGGCAACACGGTCGATGGCGGCAGCAGATATCTTAACAAGATTTCAATCGTTAAGCATCTTGGAACGACTCCGCAGACGGCTGACGCGGCGTTAATTGCTGCGACGACAGGCTTAACCGCTGACACAGGGCAATGGACTTCCGCGCATCGCTTAGACGGCATTACATACATTTACGCGAAACTGACATGGGACGCTGAAATCTATGTCGGCGGCATCCCGAATATTTCGTGCGTCGTAAAGGGAAAAAAGGTTTATGACCCGCGCACGACGACAACGGTTTACTCTGCGAATCCTGCGCTCGCGGTGCGTGATTATTTATTGAACACGAGCATCGGCATGGCGATGACGAGCGCGGAGGTTGATGACACTTCGATCACGGTTGCGGCAAATGTTTGCGACGAGCAGGTGCAGATTCTGCCAGCGTCGCCGGTAGTCTACGAAAACCGTTACGAGGCTAACGGCGTGATCATTACGAGCGCAGCGCCGGATGAGAACATCGGCAAGCTACTCAGCGCAATGGGCGGTATGATTGCTTACTCCGGCGGCAAGATAGTCGTATATGCAGCGAGCTATCGCACGCCTACCGTTACGCTTTCCGAGAAACATTTCGTCGGCCCACTCAACGTGCAGACTCGGATCAGCGCACGCGATCGCGTTAACTCGGTCAAAGGCGTTTACGTTAGCGAGTCGAACGACTGGCAGGTCACGGACTTTCCAGCGGTCACATCCGCGACCTACGTCAGCGAGGACAACAACATCGTTTACTTCCGCGACGTGGTGTTGCCGTTCACGACTTCGCCCTCGTGCGCTCAACGTCTTTCGGTGATCGAGTTGCGCCGCGCTCGCGAGGAGATTACCTTCAGCGCACGCTTCCGATTAGAAGCAATGCAGGTTCGCGCAGGCGACACGGTGATGATCACGAACGCAAAACTTGGCTGGAGCGCGAAAGTGTTTGAGGTAATCGAGTGGCACTTTGCAACCGAGGGCGAACCACCGTTGCTCTACGTTGACATGACGCTCAAAGAAACCGCGTCGACCGTTTACTCGTGGACGACGGCAGACGAGATTTACGTCGCCGATGCGCCTAACACGAACTTGATCGACCCGCGTAATCCATCGGCTCCGACCTCGCTCACGCTAACGGCGAACGGCACGACGCAATTGATCCAAGAGGACGGCACGGTAACCTCGCGCATCAAGGCGAACTGGGTCGCACCGAGCGACGAGTTCATTCAGTCCGGCGGCATGGTCGTGATGGAATATAAGCCGAGCGCCTCGACGACTTACATCACATGGTCGCGCAACGAAGGCACGGCGACCGAGGATTTCATCAGCGGCGACATCAAGATCGGTCTGACCTATAACGTCCGGCTTTATGGCGAGAGTTACTTCGGCGTTAGCACAAGCTACCTGACCGGCAGCGTGAACGTGACTGGCAGCACGACCGCGCCATCGGCTCCCGCTAATCTAGTAGCAGCATCAGGCGCGGGACTGATCGCGCTCGACTGGGACGACAACACGGAGCCAAACATTTTTACTTATTATTTATATCGAGCCACGACGAATAATTTTGCGGCATCAACAACGATCTGGAACGGTTTCGCCAGCGGTCGAAACGATGTCGTGATCACGGCCAGCACAACCTTCTTTTATTTTGTGAAGGCAGAGGACACGCTCGGCAATTTATCAGCGGCGTCAACCGTGGCTTCAGCGCAAGCGAGCGCGGCGGGATCAAACGGCGCGAACGTCGCCTTTGCTTTTCTTTATCAGCGCAGCGCGACGCAGCCAGCGCAGCCAGCGAGTGCGCTAACCTTTACTTTCTCGACCGGCTTGCTCAGCGGATCGCTTGGATCATACACGCAGACCGTTCCCGCAGGCACTGATCCAATTTACGTTTGCACGGCGACTGCATCTAGCACGAGCGCGACCGATACGATCGCGGCAGCAGAGTGGGCGACTGCGGTGATCCTCGCGGAGAATGGCGCAGCGGGTGCGGCGGGTGCGGCAGGATTGAACGTCGCGTCGGCTTTAATTTATCAGCGCAGTGCAACATCACCTGCGGTTCCAAGTTCTACGCTCACCTTCACTTTCTCAACTGGCGTGCTAAGTGGATCGCTCTCGCCGTGGACACAATACATACCAACGGTGAACGGTCAGCCGTGCTGGGTTACATTTGCGACCGCGAGCAGCACGACTGCAAGCGACACGATCACGAGTGGCGAGTGGGCTGCGGTAACGAAGTTGGTCGAAGATGGTGCAAACGGCACGAACGGCACCAATGGCACGAACGGAACTAACGGCACAAACGGTGCAGCAGTGACCTCGGTCAGCGGATCGTTCAGCACCATCGGATTAAATTCCGGCGGTCAGTCTACGGTTGTCACGTTGGCGAAAACTCCGGTGAACACCGTCGTGTTAGTCGTAGCGAATGTCGTGATGGAAAACTTAGACGCGGTCGCAGATACCGGCGTGACCGTGAGAATTTTCCGCGACTCAACCGTCATAAAACTTTTCCCGAATTTTAATTTGTCGGCGTATGAAACTTCGGCGAACGAAAATTTGAGTTTTGCTGACACGGGGCTGACGGCGAACGTCTCCTACTCTTATACCATCAAAGCATACCGCACGGTCAGCGGCGCGACGATTGATTGTCAGAGCGCAGACATGACGCTGTCGGGTTGATGTAATTAATTTTGTCTTAGGTTTTGATCGTAGCTTCGCGCCCACATGGTAACTTTGGTCCTTTCGTAAGTCTTTGATACTTAAAGACTAGGACAAGGCAGGGAAAATAGTGAACGAATTGTCTTTAACTAATCTAGGAATAGTATTCGTTGATCACATCGAAGGGAAATAACCCCGAGACAAAAACCCTCAAATATGAAAGCGACCAAAACAACGTTCAAAAAGTTCATCAAAGAAACCGAGAATTTGTTCATCGGATACCGGCAGGAATATGGTGACGGCAATACCGTTTCGATACGCAACGACAGATTCATGCCGATCGAGACGACCGACATTCACATGGAACACACCTACGGCATTAGCGACATTTGGTTAGTCGGATCGGGTCGGGATTATTTCGAAACCTTTTCACGAGACGGAATGGACTGCATCAGCATTTCAAACTGCTGCGGCGTTTCTGTCTTAGCTAAAACTTCAATCAGCGCCTAATATGAAATCCTACACTCAAGCTCGTTTCGACCAACTTATTAAGGACGGAAAAATTGAAGCCGTGAACGACCGCACATCTAGCGGGTATCAAGAGATACTATGGTTCAAAGCTCAACGGTCGCGCAGTCCGCACTGGCGCTTAGATACTGGCAGCGTTCGCGCAACTCGGCGCGAGACAGTGCGTATCGAAGCATTAGCATAAAAACTAACAACCTCCTAACATGAAATCCATTCTACTATTCACGGCGCTCGTGATCACCGCTCACGCCGCGCCTCCCGCATCCTTCTTCGCAGCCCTCCATACCGTCGAGACAGGCGGGGCGCTCGGAGGGATCAAGGGAGACAAAGGTAAAGCACTCGGCCCTCTGCAAATCCACCGTTCCTATCACGCAGACTCGCGTGTCGGTGGCGAGTATTCGCGGTGCGCCGATCTGGAATACTCAAAGCGCGTCGTTACGTCTTACCTCAAACGCTACGCTCCCGCAGCGTGGGAGTCGGGGGACGTTGCGACGCTCGCACGAATTCACAACGGTGGCCCGAAAGGGAACATCAAACCAGCAACCAAATCCTACTCGCAAAAAGTCATGCGGGTTCTAAAAAAATGATAACATCCAAACAAAATTCAGAGCATCGAGCTTTAACTTATTTTTTGATCGAGGAAGGTCTACCTATCCTGCGCGTTCAAAAGTATTTCTTAAAATATGACAAGGCACTTCGCGAATCTCGCGGACTAAATTGCATAGTAACTAATGCTTCGTGGCTACGCAGGAGAGGGATGAACTTAGAAATCCAAACCAAAACAAAATCAAAAGGTGCTGAGATTGTGGCGGGTGTTCTCATCAATGGTATTTCGCTTGAGGCTTGTTAATTTTATGACCGACGAACAATATCAGACGCTCCTCAACGAGCTTAAATCAATCCGCGAGGCGCTCACCGCAACTCGCTCGACGACTCCGGCTCCTGCCGCATCGCGCACGCTCACAGGCAAGACAGGCGAGGACATTCCTCAACCTACTTTCGCGGTCGAGCAGCCCGAATTGGTCACCGTGCATTTTGGTAAGAATGCTGGAGTCGAGATCGGCAAGCTCTCCGAGAAATCACTCGGCTGGTATTGCCTAGAGCCAGAGCCTCGCATCGGTAACAATGGGAAACCATTCCCGCCCCGCGAGGCCGATGTCAATCTCCGCAACGCTGCGCGACTCCTCTGGCACGAGCGTCGCGGGACACTCAAGGCTAACTTGTTTGAGGCGCAACCTAAACCTACCGCGCCGACCGAAGCGCAACTCGATGCAGAATTAAACGAGTCGGTTCCGTTTTAATAATTTGGTAAACAAAAAACCCCTCCCGCTTATTTAAGGCGAGAGGGGAAACAACGAAAACAAATCAGGATCAACTAACATGGAAACTCTAGATGTAAAAAATGAGGTCGCAGTGGCAAAGCCAACTGCTCAAATCAAAGCTCCGATCGCCTTTGGCGGTCAGGGCGTTCAACTCGCCTCGCTCGATGAGGCTTACAGATTCGCTAACGCGGTCGTGGCTTCTGGCTTCGCACCGCGTGGCATGGAGAAACCCGAATCGGTTCTCATAGCAATCCAACTCGGCATGGAGTTGGGAATGACGCCGATGTCGGCGTTGCAAAATACTGCGGTCATCAACGGTCGTCCTGCGATCTACGGTGACGCTGCGCTCGCCCTCGTTCGCGCCAGCGGTCAACTGGTAAGCTACTCCGAGAAGGAGATCGGCGAGGCCGGTAAAGACTCGCAAGGCTGGACGGTGACCGTTCAACGTAACGGCTTCGACGCGGCTTCGGAAACCTTCACAGTCGCCGATGCAAAGTCTGCCAAGCTCTGGGGCAAGTCTGGGCCGTGGACGGATTACCCTAGAAGGATGTTAAAGTTCCGCGCACGCGGCTTCCTACTTCGCGATCAGTTCGGCGACATCCTCAAGGGTCTCCGCACGGTCGAGGAATCTCGCGACATTCCAGTCGAGCGCAACGTCACTCCGTTAAGCGAGAAGGTCGCTGGCGGTCTTAGCGCGGCGGTCAACGAGGAGGGCGCGAAATGAAAAACGACAACGAAATTAAACGTGACGCAATTATTGAAAGCACCATCGCACAGGTTCGCGAGTTGCTGGAGAAACACTTTCGCTCGATCTGCAAGAGCGCGGAGGATTCTTTCATCGACGACGACACGCTTGCGGAGCCGAAAGCAAAGGTCACGCTCGCCATCGAGTTCGACACGCTTTCATCTGCGCCGGAGATCAGCGTGAAGATCAGTTGGTCGGTGCGCTACAAGGACGAGAGCGCCGAAGAGATCGACCCGCTGCAAAGCAAGCTCGGTCTGCCCGACGTGGAGGATAAAGCATGAGCGAGACGATCCAAGAATATCACGCGCACCGTGCTGTGTCTCATTCCAAGTTGGAGTGCTACCGTCGGCGTCCGCAAATGTATTATCGGCGTTATATCAGCGGTGCGGTTCCGGCACCAGAGGCAACGCTCGCGAACAAGATCGGCAGCGCGGTTCACTGCGCCGTCCTAGAGCAAGATCAATTCGGGTGGCGATACATCGTCAAGCCGGAAATCGACCGTCGCACGAAAGAGGGTAAGATTGAGTTCGCCGCGTTTGAGGCGCAGCACGCTGGTAAGACCATGCTCAGCGCCGAGGACATGGCCGACTGCGACAAGATGTATTCGGCAATCAACGAGCATAAGCTCGCCTCGATCTTACTCAGCGGAGGAAAGAGCGAGCAGACGTGGCGCGTGCCGCAAAACAATGCGCTCGTCGCTTTGCAATGTCGCACGGATTACTACAACGAGACCGGCTGCGAATTTTCGCTGGGTCGACCTTACGTTGTCGACCTCAAGACGGTCGAGAGTTTAGACAGCGATGCGTTTCGCAACTTCGAGCGAGCGTGCTTCGGCTACGGTTACCATCGACAGGCGGGGTTCTATTTGCCTCTGATCACCGAGGTCACGCAGCAGCCGGTGTTCGACTTCTTCTTTGTTGCGGTCGAGAAGTGCGAACCGTTCGGGGTAGCAGTCTATAAACTTACCGACGAGGCAATCGGTCGCGGACAGGATGAGACCATCGAGGATTTAATTCGTCTCCGCAAATCATACTCGGAGAACAGTTGGCCGAATATCGACGAGGGTTTGATCGAGATCAAGTTGCCGAAGTGGTATGGGATGAATAAGGAGGGCGGCAAATGAGCGACCACATAAATACAGAAGTCGGATTTAATTGGGGGTCAGCAAAGATCGAGCGATGCTGCTCCTGTCCTAAATCAGGTTGGATTGATTTAACTGTTACAACTCCACGAGACGAGGTTCATGTTTATGTTACGAAAACAGGAAAGGTTCGCGTGTATAATAAAAAAGGGGAAATGTTAGCATGAACCTATTCGAGCAAAGCGTGCTTCCGCTTTATGAAGCAACTCGAACCGAGTGGCTGGAACAAGCTCGCTCGGCAGCATACACCATCGGCTGCAACGGCGGCACGGTTACGATCAACGACGTGCGCCGCGTTTGTCCACCGCCGGTCGAGGTCGATCCGCGAGTGATGGGCGCGGTATTCCTTCGCAAGCTCTGGCGCAAGGTCGGTTACTCAAACTCAAGCCGGAGCGAATCGCACGGCAGACCAGTAGCAATCTTTGAACTCAAATGAAAAAAACAAAACGAAACAGAATTCAGCAGCAGCAGGTCGATGCGGAAATCTACGCACGACTTGACCGATTCCACTCACCGCGAGAGATCGCGTTTGCACTCGGCGTATGCGACAAAGTAATTCACTCGCGCCTCATCAAGAAATACGTTAAGGCGTATATCACTACCGAAGAGATCGAGCATCTCATGTTAAGGAGATTACAGAAATGATCACATTAGAAATCTTCGGAGAACCGAAAGCGCAGCCGAGGGCAAGAGCCTACGCGATGAAATTCGGCAATAAATACTCGGCGCGAATGTATGACAGCGACACGGCTGACGCTTGGAAGGCGGCGGTCGATGCTGCGCTTAAGGAAACAATCGACGAGGCGATTGAAGAACTGGGCGAGAAAATGGTGGTCGGCTCGGCAACGACAGCGTTCAA